CCATCTTTCTCCAAACCCGAACTTCTATATTTTTTTAATTTTTCTTTAAACTTCTCAATTTTCCCTAAGGCTACATCCAATTCATCATCGGCAACATCATCCATCAAATTATCAATTTTTTCCATGACATTAGCCACTTTCATCTTCAAGAATTCTTTGTCAATCGACACATTTTCTTTTTCTGGTTTGTGAATCCATTCGTCAAATAACACCGAATAAACTCCCGTAGAAAAATGAGTTTCATTCACATCTTCAGCATATAATTCTACTTCATAACCCTTTACCGTGATATTGTGAGTGGAATTAAATAAGGTTTTCTTTAACTGAAATAGTTCTTTGTAAACCTCTCGATCTTTTGGGTCGAACTGAGAAAAATCAACATATAAATGAAGATCTATATCAGAGAATTCCGACCAATTAAAGTTAGCCAATGATCCTGTGAATCTTACGTCTTCTATGAACAAATTTTCACCCAAGTAATCCATGAATTCACCAGCAATTTCCAATAAAGCAATCCTAATATTTGACTTCAATACGGGATTGTCAGTATCAACATCATTCCAAATCTTTGGATTCAAAGTTTCCTTAGTTCCAAATGACATCAATATTTCAGAGTATTTGTCCATAAACTATAAATACTCCAATATTAATTAAGGTAATTTTGTGAATTTGTAAGCTTTTGAAATCTTTGTGTTGAAATATTTTCCTTGTGATTCTGCCAATCTGAATTCCGCATAAACATTATGAGGTACATTCTCATATTCATATTTACTACCGTTCTTAAACTCAGCAATCATTTTTTTCGTTGCAGTATCATATTCAGTTTTGGAAATATTTGAAGAATCAATTTCATTGACAATTTTTGTTCCGTCGATTGTTTGTGATTTTACAGCCATGTTACAAAGGGGTTTTTTTATCAATTCTACCCAATAATTTGGTAAAGTAATCATCAATTTCAAATCCACCATCTTCAATGAGTCCAAACTTACGAGCATCACTTTTGATTTTTTTTATAGCGTAAATAATTAACTCTCTTTGCATATACATGTTGTGAGTCATACCTTCACCACGTTCTAACTGACGATCTTTGATTCCGTTTTCAATGAACATTTTTCTCATTCTAATGTACTCACGTAAAATATAATTTACATCAGAATTTTTCAGAGTTAGAAATCTTTTCAGTTGTGGTCTCATAGTATATAAATACAACAAACCCCCACTTTTGGGTGGGGGTTGTTACTATTTTTCTTGTTTCAGATGACAGGAGCAAGAACCACATCCACAGTTTTTCTTTTCTGTTTTGGATGACACCAGAAGTGCGACGGCTCCTCCTAATAAAACTATTGAGATGATGACATTTATCATATCGATAAATATTACATCTTCAACTTTTTGAGTTCTTCACGGATCTCGATCGCTCTTTCAAAGTTGTGGTCAGCAATTACCTGTTTGAGTTCAGCTTCAAGTTTATCAATTGATTCTTGAGAGTTTTCTCGTTGTTTAATCTTATCACGGATGGCAATAGCCAATTCGTAATCTTCTGATTCAATCGCTAGTTGAAGTTCTTTTTGGAGTCCTTCAAGACCATTGTCTTTTTGTTTTTTGTTTTTGAATGGATTCATCAACATATCGTCATCGAATCCTGAGGTACGGATAAAACTGGTGATCACAACTTTACCATCATTAGATGTGAAGGTTTCTTTGTTCCATTCACCATTTTCATCTTTTCCTTTTTCTATATTATTTTTTCCGTGGATACCAAATCTTCCACCGAACGGATTACTACGACCGAACATATTGTTTAGTTCATTGAACAAGTCATCAAAAGAATCACCTCTTCCAAACATATTTTTTTCTTTTTAAATTTTTATTTGTTATCTTTGTCCCAATAATAGTAAATAATGTGCCAACAACCAAAATTACTATTCTCCTGACAAAATGTCAAAACAAAAATATAACAAACTGACAAATTGTCAATATTGGTATTTGGAAAAATAATTGTATATTTGTGGTGTAAATCAAAAACTGAAATATCATGATTGAATCTATGGACGATAACGATAAGGGAGCAAAATCCCGTCAAAAACAAAGTGGGACACCCGTCTTAGATAACTTTTCTAAAGACCTTAACAAGATGGCCGCTGAGGGTAAACTTGACCCTGTAATCGGTCGGGAGATGGAAATCCACCGAATTGCACAAATCCTATCTCGTAGGAAAAAGAACAACCCCATCATCGTGGGGGAACCCGGTAGTGGTAAAACCGCTATCGTAGAGGGACTCGCCAACAAGATCGTACAAGGCGATTGTCCCCGAAATCTTCGTGATAAACGCATCGTCCTTTTGGACCTCACTTCAATTGTTGCGGGTACCAAATACCGTGGACAATTTGAGGAGCGTATGAAAGTTATTATCGAAGAACTGTCTGAAAATCCAGACATCATTATCTTTATCGACGAAATCCACACGATCGTAGGTGCCGGTAACGCATCTGGTTCAATGGACGCATCCAACATCTTCAAACCCGCTCTTGCCCGTGGTGAAATCCAATGTATTGGGGCAACAACTCTTGACGAGTACCGTACCAATTTCGAAAAAGACGGAGCACTTGAGCGTCGATTCCAAAAGGTGAGTATTGATTCTCCCTCTAAAGAAGAAACACTACTTATCCTTCAACAATCGAAATCACGTTATGAAGATTTCCACAAGGTCCTTTACACCGAAGAGATCTTGGAGATGTGTGTAAACCTTGCGGACCGTTACATCACCGATCGTGAATTTCCCGATAAAGCGTTTGACATCTTGGATGAGGTCGGAGCTCGTAGTCAAGTGGAAGTGAAAATTCCAGAGTCAATTGAGATTCTGAAGCAAAAAGCTGTAGAACTCAAACAACATAAATTGGACGTGGTCAAGAAACAAGATTACGAACAGGCTGCTGAGATTCGTGACAAAGAGAAAAAACTTTTGGAACGATTGGAGAAAGAAAAGGCTAAGTTCGAAAAAGAACAATCTGAAAACAAGAAATCCATCGAGCCAGAGTTGGTACTTGCTGTTGTGGCATCTATGACCAAAATCCCAGTGAACAAACTATCTCTTGATGATAAAGCGGCATTAGTTGGTTTGGAGGATTCTCTGAAAAAAGAAGTTATCGGTCAAGACGATGCTGTCAGCAAAATTGCTCGAGCAATGCGTCGTAACCGACTCGGAATCAAAGATCCAAACAAACCAATCGGTTCATTCATCTTCTTGGGTTCAACAGGTGTAGGAAAAACTCACCTCGCAAAACAACTTGCAAAACAAATCTTCGGTTCTGCCGATAACCTGATCCGAGTAGATATGTCTGAATATCAAGAGAAACACACCATTTCACGTTTGATTGGAGCACCTCCAGGATACGTGGGTTATGATGAGGGTGGCCAACTAACCGAACAGGTAAAGAACAAACCATACTCGGTTGTTCTTTTTGACGAGGTTGAAAAGGCAAACAAGGAGATCTTTCATACCCTTCTTCAAATGTTGGATGAAGGTCATCTTACAGATTCTTTGGGTCGTAAGATCAACTTCAAAAACACCCTCATTATCATGACCTCAAACATCGGTGTGAAGAAACTCCAAGACTTCGGTACTGGTATCGGTTTTGGTGGTTCATCCTACTCGTCAGAGGAACAAAAGAAAGAGATCCTGAAGAAGGAAATGAAAAATTACTTCTCACCAGAATTTCTAAACCGTATCGATGAGACCATCATCTTTAACTCTCTTGATCAAGTATCCCTTAAAAAGATTGTATCTATTGAACTCAATAAGTTGATGAAACGTCTAGGAGATCTAAAACTAAATTTCACTTTTGATGAAAAACTCGTTGATCATATCTCGAAAGTAGGGTTCGATGAGGTGTATGGCGCTCGACCTATCAAACGAGCAATTCAAGATGAAGTGGAAGACTTGGTTTCCGAATCCGTATTATCTGACACCGTAAAAGAAGGAGGGAGCTACACCCTCTCCGTGGAAGATGAAAAAGTGGTTATCAAGTAAAAGAAAGGGGGTCAATGACCCCCTTTTATTTTTTACAAAATGATGATTCTTTTCCGAAATGTAGACAACGTAAAAGTTTCACTTCAATTCTCATATCATGGTATTTGTCACCATCACAGGCTTTATGTCCATTTCTAATTGATTTAAACAGTTCAAATTCTATCTGTAAAATTCGTTTCAGTAATTCCATTTCATTCATAAGCAAAAAAAATTAGGGCAAAAAAAAAGAGGTCCAATGACCTCATCTACTATTCAACATCTTCATTTCGATTCAACCAAGTAGTCAGAATATATTTATCATTTGAAATTGGCATATGTCCTCGGTGGACATAAGGCCAAGGTGCTGGCCATACCAAAAATGTTCCCTGAGTAGGTTTTATCATCATTTCTTGATGTAAAAATTCGGTCTCACCACCTTCTTCTACATCATTAAGATAGAACATAACAGCGAATATTCGATTGTAGAATTCATAATATTCTCCTTCAGTGTGATAGGATTTGAAATGTCCTTCCCCTTTTTTATATTTCTGAAGTTGCCAAACAGGATAATATGTTCCATTTCCAAACAAATATTGAAAGGTATTAAATTCATCGTTTGTTGGGAATTTAGAAACATAGTCATTTACCTTTTCATTCGCAACTCTGACAATCCAATCGGTTTCGGATTTAAATTCTTCATGTGCTGCAATGTCAAAATCGGTAGTATCTTTATACTCCGTGTTGTATCCGGATGCAGTTACACCAGAATAATGTAAGTGGGGATTTTCTTCGAAAATTCTGATTAATTTCTCACAAAAAGCTTTAGATAGAGCTCCAGGGTAAACTCCTATTGTATCCTTGACGTTCATATTCGTGTTTAGTATATCCTAATCTATTTATCATCTCGTGTGCAGTATGGATAGAATTTTGAAGATCCTCCACAACAACATACTCGTGCATCGTATGATAATTATAATAACCACAAGAAAAATTTATACAGGAAAAATCAAATTTCATTTTCAATTGTGAAACATCTGTATAAGGGTGGATCTGAAACTCGTGGTGTGCAAACATTTCTGTCAAAACTTCATCAGCAATTCGGAAAAATTCCGAATTCCGATCAAATAAACGCACACCTGAACAGACTTCAGTAACCATGTAATTACTTGGGGCGTCCAACTGAATTGCATATGCAACATCCGAGAAAAACTCGGGACTAGCTTGTCTAGAACCTATACACCCTACTTCCTCAGACACAAAAAATGCTGCTTTTACGTGAGGTAAGTTTCGAAGTGAAATCAAAGCACCATACACACCACATTTATCATCACCACCAATACCAACAGGTTTACCATTTGGTCCATATCCCTTCAAGGACAATTTAGGTTGCTTTTGACGATTTGGTAGTTGTTCCTCTCGGACGATAATTTCATCTTCGAAATGGTGAACTGTGTCGGTATGTGCAACCATACAAGGGTAGAGTTTATCCTCATACCCTTGCGTGGTTTTGGTGGCATAAACATTCATCATCTCATCGACTACATAAGGAATTCCCTCTTTGTCCAACCAATCACAAATGTATTGGACCATAAGTTCTTCATTGTAAGTTGCCGTGCGAACTGACAACAGTTCTTTCAAAAATTCTAAGTCATTCATTTTCCGATGGATTTACGATAGTTTGAAAGAATTGAATTGATGTTTTGACGACCAACAGGATTGGCACTTTGAATTGACCACGTAGGAACATCAATTCCACCATTATCCATACAGTAATTCACCAACCATTTTGCGGCGTCATGACCAGTACCAAGTTCATCGTCACCCAAATCATGATCAAAGAAGATTTCATCAGGGAGACCAAACTCACGGATATAATCAACAAACTCGGGGTATTCTTTCACCCAAACAATCTCATCAACTTTCGAATCGTACTCAGGGATATATTGATCCCTCCATACACTCATATTCGGATCCCGAATGTCGTCTAACCACAAATACGTTTTCATGTTGATAAGTTTTCAACAAAGATACGAAAATATTTGTTGATATCAAAATAGTCTATAATTTGTCAACAAATTCCTGACATCTTCTATTGGTAACCTAAATTTTTCACTTCTGTAATCACCTGGTTTTGAAACTCTAACATCCACTTTCTCAGTTTCATTGTCAAATTTTTCAATCATAAATGTATCATATTGATTTCCCTCAGGGAATTTTTTCCATGAACCTGGTGTTACCCCAAAATCTTGTAATAACTTATAATACTTTTGATCAGATGTAAAATCTCTACCTTCAAATTCTTCTTCTACAGCATCCAAAAGTCTATCAATATACCTGTGAATTGGCTCCATATCATAATCTTCACCCATTTCCCAAAAACCATCTTCGTAATTGGGGTAATGTCCTTGATTGTATATCACATCCTTAATAATATCAGTAAGACTTTGGTCTTTTATTTCAGTTCCGTAATTCTCAATAAAATTCATCAACTGACCCAGACTCACCAAGAATGTTTCCCTTGTTTTAACAGGTACCAGTTGAAGAATTTTTCTCGGGAGAGGTATTGAGTAATCTTTATACAATTCTTGTTCAACCTCTTCAGAAATTTTATTATTTCTCTCTTCCACTACACTATCAACAATATCTGAAGTGTATCGACCAAACTCATCATCCAAAAAAGTTGTAATTTTTTTTGCACAAGGTGACTCACCCTCCAAATTACATTCACCTTTTTTTATTTCTGGAATTATGTTGGACATTAAATTCAATAACCTTTCTTTTTGAGTATCTGTAAACCAATAAAAACCCCAACCTTCTTCCCAATCGGTGTTCTGAGAGTCGTAATCAATAAAAAAGTCATTATAACTATTATAACTAGACGTTACCGCATCGACAATCCACTTCGTATGGTCATCCAAACCAAATAAATCCCAGTAGTCATCAAACTCCAAAAGAGCGCCCTTACCTTTTACTTCAATAATTTCAGGGACTTCATTCTCAAGATCTTGAGCAGATATTTTACCTTCCAAATAATCTCTTATAACCTCAACCATAGCGTTAGGTCTTTCATCGTCCTCAAGTAAAAACTTAGATAGTTTCATATTTTTTATAAATACCATCAAAATGTCAAATTATTATTGTATATTTGGAGTATGAAAAACGTTTCAGTAATCTTAGGTCTATTGGTCAGTACAACCCTATTCGGTCAAACCTCCAATTTTGTTGACTCACTAAATTATTATTTTGAAATTTTACTTCGTCACGACCGTGACAGTGTAAATCAATATCGGATTGAAAATAATGTATTAGGTGAAGCTGACCAACTTTGGATATTGAAAACAGTTACGGTTGAAACTGACAGAGATTTGTATGTAAAACCTGATGAAAGTTTGGACTATAATCTTCAAAGGATTCAAGATGGTAAATCTTATACCCCTCACTTTGGTTTTTACATCGATAATTTTCTTCACTCTCTAAGTACGAGAAATAGAACGG